TACCAGTACTAGGATAACTGCCAACAGGATGTCAGCGTTCGTCCTGCGAGAGTGAGGGTTAAGGCCGTATGGGAATCAGAGGGAACAACAGGAGGGAGACTTTTGGAAAGAGCTTTGGTCACAAACGTGGTCACGCGTATGCGTAAGTGGATGTGCCAGATGGGGAAACTATCGTGTAACTGCCTGATTTACAACGGATTTCAGTCGATGCCCACATGCTCCTATGGCCGTTGCCCGAGGACGACCCATCCTGCTCGGACAGGTCACCAGACGGAACATTATTGTTTAAATTCAGAGACTTAGGCTGCTTCGCTAGAGACACCAGGAGTGCCCTTTTGGTCACTTTCGGGCACACTTTGGTCACAGTTTTGGTCACACGCTGGAGCCCCAGTAGCGGCCAGAATATCAGCAACTTGGCGCAGCCCCGAGGCACTCACATGGATGTACTTCTGGGTGGTCTTGAGTGACTTGTGGCCTAACATCTGCTGAATCAGGGGAGCCGATACGTTGGCATCAGCGAGCCGTGAGCCTACCGTATGACGCAGCGTGTGCATCACGAACTCGGGGTCATCAGCGAACCCCATCTCCTCCCTGACCCACCTCCAGGCCCTCGTTGCGGAGGTCTCTGAGAGCATCCCAAAGGGCTTCGAGAGGTGAGCTCGGGCTGTCAATACGTCCAACACTCGGGGCGTCATGGGGACACCACGGGGCTGCTTGTTCTTGGTCACCCACAGGACAATCTGCTTCTCGGGGAGGCTGAAGTTGGCCCGTGTGAGACTCAGGCACTCGTTCAGTCTCATGCCGGTATCGGCCAGTACCTTGATGAGGTCCGCTACGTCAGCGTAGAGGTCCTTGGGGGCCTTCTGGAGCCTCTCGATAGCCTCAGCCACCTCCTCGTTGGTGAAGCGGCGCTGGCGGCCCTCTGCTACCTTGGCTCGGACAATCCTCGGCTTCACCAATTTGTCATACCCCCAGTTGTCCAGGGCTTCGTTGAACAAGACTGAGAGTTGGGACACACGCTGGTTGATGGTGGACCCCGCCTTTCCTTCCTTGGTCATCTGCTCGATGAAGCCGTTGATGGCCTCACGGTCGATGCTGGACAGCTTACGGTCAGCCGTGAAGTAATCCTCGATGGCCCTCCGGTTCTTATCGATGGTCCGCACGTCTGGACTATCCCGCCAGGGTTTGTATTCCCGCTTGGCCTTCTTGTAGGCTTCCCCGAGGGTGGGCCCATAGTCAGCGATGGACTTCTTGGAGGCAACCTCAGTGACCCCAGCGAGGAGCTCAGCTTCCTTGCGCTTGGCTTCCTTCTTGTCTGTGGTGCCCAGGGACTTGCGCACACGCTTCCCATCGACGTAACCATCGAACCACCATACATCGCCCCGTAGCTTCATAACCTTCCCCATTGGGTAAACGAAAAAGAGCCACCCGAAGGTGGCCCAGTGCTGCTCTCTCTCAGGCTCTTACTGCTGGCCTTGTTCTGACGAATCTACCCAGCTTCTCGTCAATGTGCTCCAGGATGGCCTTCCCCTCATCGGTCAGACTCACAATCTTCCTGCTGTAATTCGTTGGGTCCTCTGCGGTGGTCACTAGGCCCAACCCGTGGCCCATCGCTTGGTTCCCTCTGCCCAGTGCTGCAACACTCCGGGACATCACAGCTTGGCCCAGACCTGTGGCCTCTTGGTACTCCCTGAGGGACCTGTCCGGGTTCGCTGCAATCTCCGCAAACACCACTACCATATTCGGCGGTACGTCCTGCTTCTCCATCTTCTCAGCACAGAGTTGACGGAAGATTTGTAGGACTTCTGCGGCTACGTGTAATGCTGTGGTGCTGCTCATCACTCATCCTCTAGATATTATTTTAGGTGCTGCGGCTGATGACCAAGAGCCACCTCCGCAGAATCAGCAGTTCAAGACTCCCGACATCGCGTATCGATTCCAGCAGCGCAATCTTCCGACCGTTGCGGTCTATGTAGTCGCGGCAAACGTGGACATCGAAACCAGCAAGTGACAGCAGCATACAACAGTTCCTCGTGAGGAGAATACTACCTAGTGAATGTGTTTTTCGTATTTGTTAAAACTTGTAACGGGCCTTGCAGCAACCTTGGAACGCATCATAGGACCCAATTGGTCACACCTTACGATGAGTTATTCCTATGTAATCTCCTATATACATAGTATTGACAAAAGTACCGTTACCGTTTGCGGGGTCCACGGGATATAGACGCCCCATTGATGCTCGCAACATGCTTAATTACAGGATTGTTACCGTGCTATTGCACTGACTACTTCAAAAACCTGAAGGAAATCCCCAGACACCTTGGGCCTTCCTTGAGGGTTCTGTAGGGGTTTGTACTAACACCCCTGTTGTGCTTCCGCCACAATTACCTTTCTGATTAGTTGACGCGGGTAACTTTTACCCACCCTTGGGCCGTAACAACTTGGACGCTGGGCACCCCTGGGCCTAACTTGGTTTCGCCTAGCTGGGCCCTCTCAAGGTCATTAAACCCGAGGACACAAGCGGCAAATCTTGCCATCTCGAATGCGTCCCTCTTGACCCTCGTTTTGGTACGGCAGGTGTAGCCCTTGATTCCGTGCGCTTCTATCAGGTACGGCATGAATCCCCCTACGGCTTGAATACAGCCCCGCTACGGGCTTGGATGAGATGTCCTAGTGGATTGCTAGGGGTAAACTGAAGGAAGCCCGCTAGGGGCTTCATATGGGGACCTTGGGTTTGGTGCGTTTGGTCATGTGCTGGACTCCCGGGCGATGGCGGAATCAATGGCGGAATCGAGCTCATCAGGTGTGCACCAGAACGCAAAAGTCATGAGGGACCGCAGCGCATTAAAGGCAATGCTCCGCGCGCCTCCTCCCTGGACGATGCCTTGCCGACTGCGCGAACCGCTGCGTAGCCACCGATACCTCGCCGCGTCCCTTTCGTTGCGCTCCAGTTCTGCCTCTAACTGGTTTTGCTCCTGTGCGTTCATCCTTACTGCTCCCTAATAGCGCGATGAATGAAAACCTTGGGTTCCTCATGCGCGGTCAAAAGGCCCCGCACGGAGTCCAGGAGGATGCCGAAGGTGGTAGCCATGCCGATGCAGACCAAGACAGCGATAAAGAAGGCGAGAGGGATGCTGAGGGTGTCGAACATGGTTATGCGAGCTCCAATGCGGGTTCTTCTTGTTCAACGTCCACGGACAGGTCCACGAACCAGGAAGCGGGGATAGGGTCCAGCGCATTCACGAAGGTTTTGGACCTGTTGGACATGACCACGAACCGCACATTGCCAATCTGAAACTCACTGGTGCTGTAGGGCACAGCAAGTTTGTACGGCGTGCCTTGAATGCTCAGAATGCGGCGCGCATCCACTGACCACTGGCGCTTTATCGATGCCTTCAGTCCTGCAATGGTTTTGCTCACGGTGTTGCTCCTTGTCGGGGTAACTAGCTGATATTCGCTAGATGAACCAGACGCCTACCATCTGGTTTATCTAACGGGCTCCAGAGATGGACTAGAGCCAGTCAGTATGTGTTGTGCTAGTGGAACGGTTAGAACGAAGTAAGGAACGCAAGCATCTCTGCGGAGAACTCCCCTTGTTCATCAAACACGCTGAGCGCGTCCCCATCCTCAGTGGTCAGGTACAGGGGCCACGCTTCGCGGCTATTCATGGGGCGCCACAGTGAGCACTCATTCCCGCGCACCAGAAGGACCACGTTAGCGAGCGTCAGGCTCCCGTCGTCTTCATTCATGCACACATCAAAGGCCCCGCCGTCATGCTCAAGGGCTACATCAGGTGCGTTCAGTGTTTCCAGGTTGATATAGATGCGACCGTAGCACTTCAGCAAGTTTGCTTCGTTGAACAGGTCACGCGGGATGACTCGCATATAGGACATGGCTCGATACTCTCTTAGTGGTTGCTAACGTAAAACAGAGCGGGCACTGCGGCGGCCTGTAGAGCTCTGAAGGCATCTTCGAGGGTATCGAAGGTCAGTATTATCTTGCCGGACAGCGAGTGAATCAGTTTGTACATGACATCACCTAGTGGAATGGTTAGGCCAAGTCATCGATGCATTGGCGGATGTACTCTGCCGAATCGAAGAACCCTTGCTTGTCCGCTTCGTTTGCTTGCATCTCACAGTAACGCTTGAAGCACTCAGTGTCATGGTTGAACGCAACTACCTTGCCCTTGCAACCAGTAACAATCGAGATGTATCCGCATTCTGCTACCCATTGTGCTTCGGTCCATTTGCTCATGTTGGTAACTCCTGGTGTGTTGTGTTTCTCTAGTGGATGACTGAAGCGTAACTGAAGATTCCCTACAGTTCAACTATTATTCTCTTCGTGTGCTTACGGTGCGGAAGGCCCATGATCCTAGCTCCTCAACGATAGATGCCAGCGATAAGGTCAACTGCTGCGGCTCTGATGTGTTGCGAGTGTTGCCCCTTGGAGTTACTGAAGAGGAGCAGGAGGAGTGTCTGTGCTGTCTGGGACATCTTATTCACCTTTGATCTTGAGAACCAGGAAGCCCACAGCGATGCAGAACGGTGCAGCAATGATCGGCAGAAGGATGATGCCGGTAGCGAGTTCTGTGTACATGTTGTCGGCTCCTGGGTTGGTTTGTTTGCTGCGTTGGATGAACTTTAAGCGTTCCACTTGCGGATGTCAACACCCAATCGCAATAAAATCACAAAAGGAACAGATGAGGCTACAGCGGGTTGTCTGTGGGGTAGAGCTACATGGGTAGCAGGTGATAGCCAGGAAGGCGCTGTAGGGGCTCTGTGGGCGTCCTAGAGGTGTCTGTGGATGGTCTATAGGGTCTCGAAAGGGCAAAACAAACAGGTGATCCCACACACATAGACAAACAATTCAGAACTGGAACAGGATTCAAACAAAAAGGGGAGACAGCCCGGTGCTCTGGACCATCTCCCCTAGGGCGATGCGTGGTGTATCTAGTGTGAATCTACTGCCCAAGGATCACCAATCCTCAGTCAGCCCTTTAGAATCAATGGGTTAGCCTAGGGTGTGCCCAAGGATGTGACCATGTGGAGCTCACGGTGTGCCCAGGGTAGGCCAGTGGTGCAGCTAGAGAGTGCCTAGGAGGGTGAGGGCCTGCCTGCTGTGGGCGGGTGGCACGGGGGGAAGTCGCGCCCCGGCTGTGTCAGATGGGTAAACGGATTTTTGCCCAGAACTATTGGACCCCTTCCATGTACCTTAGGACAGCCCTTAGTTCATCTGCAGTTGCGTCAGTCTTGATTCGATTGGCGCGCATGGAGATGACCCGAATGTTGCCCGGGACGTAGCCCAAGCTCGGGACCATCTTATCAAGTGAGGGTGCGGTATCGCTAGGGCCACTGCGGGTACCCTTGTGCCTCTTGAGGGTGATTCCCAAGACAGGGCAGGTGCTGGGGATAGAGATGTCCGAGAGGGAGATGGTGAACGGGTATCCACCTTTACTGGCTCTGGACCGAGCAGCGGCGTACATAGCCTGCTCATCGGAGATACTTGCCTTCTTGCATACCTTGCATCTCAGCCCGTTGCTCTTGTACGAGTTCTCAGCGGTGAGGGCTACACCACAGAGTTTGCAATGCCTTACTTCATCCAAGTGTCCTGATGGGTGTGTGCTGTGTGGGTGTACATCTCATAGCCAATTTCAAGGCCACCTATAAGACTAACTCTAGGTATCTATAAGAGTATCTTTAGTTAATCAATAAGGGGGATATTCATCCCTCTGCGAGAGTGAGGGTTAAGGCCACTTTTCCTCGCTCTCGCTTGCTACATAAGGGTTTCACCGGGTCACCAAGAACCGGCCCAGTTGTCGTCTGCCGGAGCCATCCCAAGCACGTGATCTGAGAACTTCTGCAGCTCCAGTCGGAGCATCTCATCTCGGTGCTCATCGAGGACCTTCTGGGTGTCCTTATCCATTGTGTCTACCCAGTAGGCTACCGCCATCGCCAGGGCATCGATACGGTCATCCTTGGCGAGGGCACCACGCTCCTTGGTGATACGTGTCATCTGGTAGAAAAGCTGATACACAGCGTAGCTATCCAAGGGGTACTCGTTGTAGTTCTCCTGGTCCCGCTTGATGAGCTTGGTATCCACCACTAGCCTGTGCTGGTTCATCACCGGCTCTAGGGTGTCGATGATCCGCTTCTCCTTCTGTTGGCTACTGCGGAGCTCGCTGATGGTGCAGGGGTAGGTACGGACCAAGAAGGGAGTCAGTACCTTGTTGAAGAGTCCATCCCCGAAGTTAGATTCGATGATGACCTCCTTCACCTTGTACCTCTTGGCCGTATCAGCGAGGGCCTGAAGGACATCATCTGAGTAGCCCCCACGGAGCCCGCCTGCTGCCAGTACGTACAGTAGGCCATTGAGCATCGCCACTACCGCATAGCTGGTCTCGTCACCGCCACGCCCCGAGGGGTCAATGGCCATGACACATCCCTGATACTCAGCGAACTCACCAGACACGAATAGAGGCCTGTAGAGCCTGTCTCCCTGCAGCCCTACTGCCTGTACATCCTTGAGCAGTTGGTCCGGTCCTGAGGCCCATACGAGCTTCACAGGGGCCATCTCTGGGTTCAGGTCCAGCACCATCAGGTCAGCCAGCTTCAGCGGGTATTTGTTCTCATCACTGAGCGAGGTATCCAGCATGAACTGCATGGCGAACCCTGAGCGGCCATACGAGGCCTCACGCTCAAATAGGTCGAGGTCGTGGAACCGTGAGGGTTCTGTAGGTGCCCCACGGCCACTGCAGTCAGTCGCCAGCTTCGGGTTCTTGGCCAACTGCTTGGTGATGAAGGGGGCCACTCGTTGGCCGTAGGAGGCCATGAGCTTGTCGTTGGGGAACCGTGCGGGCCAGATGCGGATTTCATAGCCCCGCTCGGTCAGCAGGTTGTATAGCGAGAGTTCTGTCTGCGGAGTACCGAGGTAGGTGATTTCCCCGTTGGGGACCAACACTGCATCGAACTCCTTGACCGACTCACTCAGCTTGTCCCGCTGTGCTTGGGTCATCGAGTTGCTGGGAACCTCCACGTCATCGGCCACGATACGCGTAGCACGGCCACCCGTAAGCTGCCCAGTGATACCCACAGAGCGAACCGAGGGTGCTTGGTGGGCAGAGCTAGGGCCAACGTCAAAGGCGATGATGGAGTCCCGCTGGCCTTCACGGGGCTTCAGGTGGTGGAGCAGTGGCATCTCATCGATGAGCCGTTTGACGAATGTGGAGAAGGCGTCAGCACGGGCCTTCGATGCAGAGACCACAAGGATGCGTTCTTCAGGGTCCCGGTAGAGCAACCAGATGACATAGGCCGCAGTCAGCCAGGACTTACCGATTCCCCGGAAGGCTTCAACGATGCGCCGCTTGGGGCCGTGCTGGAGGTAGTCTGCGATGTCGTACTGGACTGGCGTGGGGGCCGGGAGGTTCAAGTGCTGCCAGATGACGAAGACCATGTTGCGGAGGTCAGCAGCGATTGGGTCTTTAACAGGAGATGCCATAGGGCTCGCGTAGAGGCCGCATACGCCCCTCGTAGGGTTCCACTAGGGGATGCGTATGGGTAAGGGATGGGAAGCCCGCAGAGGGGCTGTAAAGCGGTCTTAGCCTGCTGCTACTTGCGGCTCATCGTCCTCGCCTTCACCGCCAACGTGGCCAGGGAACGGGAGCACTGCAGCGAGGTTCTGGAGGGGCTTGTTGGCTTCCGGGATGGCTTCGATGCCGTTGTCCTTCAGGAAGCCCTTGGCCACGTTAGCGAGGGCTGCAAGGCCCTTCAGGTCCTCAGGATCAGTCTTCCCCTTGAAGGCCTTGATGGCGCCTGCGAGGGTCTCTGCGATGAGGCCGTGGAGTTCGTTGAGGGTGTCCTTGGATGCTTGGCTCATTACTTGGCCTCCGAGTTGATTCCGAGCTTGACCTTCACGAGGTCTTCGAGGAAGTGGGTCCCGAAGATAGCCAGCGCAGCGGAGACACCGCAGACGGCTTCAGTGGGGAGATTGGGGAACAGAGCGACAGCAGCGGATGCCACCATGCTCAGGCCGGAGCCAACGATGACTCGGCCGGTGACCCGCTTGAGGTTCATGGGTTCGCCTTCGGAGAGGAGCTTGCCAATGGTGATTGCAGCGCCGATACCTGCCAGCGTGATGAGGGTCTTGGTGTGTTCTGGGAGTTGCATGAGGGGTGCGCGCGGTTAGGGGTTATTTGTAACGGATGTTCCACATGCAATTCACATCGTGTATGATGTAAGCCACCTGTTAATAAACTTTGGAGAAAGATAATGGGGAACGGGGGTTTTGCTTTTGATCGAGATAATGCTGAGCTGGTATCAATGAAGGCATTTCTTCATGACCTAGTTAATCCAGACGCATTGGGTCTTTATTGTTCTTCTGACGTGCAGGATAGGGCGAGGGCATTATTGGGACTGCCCCCGCTTGTTCCTTTTAATCCAATTAACGAATACGGCGAGCCCGAAGGAAGCCATCACAAGTCATAGTGGAGGCCGTGAAGTTGGCACTCGCTACCGCATATACCGTAGTCGTAGCGGAGATAGAAATACGAACAACAGGCGATGCCACGGTAATCCCGGTATTGCCTGTTACTACTCCAGCCGCAGCGTAGGTAGTCTTCGAATAAGAGCCGAATGCCCCGAAGGTTGCTGATACTGCAGATGCCCCAGCGAATAGGGCGGTAATGCTGGTAGAGCCTGTCGGGACATACGTAATAACACTTTCAATCTCCCAGTCCCCTGCCGTCAGGGAGAGGCTGGTTGCATTCGCAGCCACTGCCGTAGTCAGCGAGGTGGCCGTATTGGAGGCCGTGAGGTACTCCCCAACCTGCCCAGCCGCTGCATTCCCGCCAGCAACCGTACCCACCAGAGGGAACCCACCGAGAGCCGTCAATGCTGCGGCTGCCGTGGTCTGTCCCGTGCCGCCTTCAGCAATCGGAATGGTAGCCACTGAGGTGTAAGAACCTGCCCCGGTGCGCTTCATGTAGCCCGTGAAGGAGAACCCAGCGATAGCATCGAGAGCCGCCCCGCTTGCGGAGGTTTGGCCCGTGCCGCCCTTGGCTACAGGGACTGTCGGGAGGTCACCGGAGACCAGTGCCGCCCATCCGGGGATACTGCTGGGCCCCGTAGAGCGCAGTACCTGCCCAGCGGTAGAGCCACTTGGGTTGAGGAGCTGCGGAGGTACAAGAGTTGTCATAGAGTCAACCTTAGAGAAGAGGGTGGCCCCTACAGAGAACCTGAGGGGCGCGAAGGATTACTGCGGTGTAGCGATGAAGCGGATACCGTCAATGGTTGCACTACCACCAGTTGCGGTCAGCGGGACCACGTTGCCGTTGGAGTCGATGATGAGAGCACCAAAGGTGTTCCCCGATTCGTGCAGCATCGGCACGCGGAGCTGCTGGGCAGGCCGGTAGCCGCTCGGAAGCTGGAAGGCTGTAGTGCCCGCACCGGAGCCGTTGAGGACCCCACGGAGCTCCACAGTGCCATCCTGCTGCTTCTTGAAGCCAATCGTGCGGGAGCCTTGAGTCCACGCATTGAGGAACGTAACGGGGGCGAAGGGGGACGGGCCCAGTTGGCCAGACCCAGCGAGCAGCACGTTGCCGCCATCAT